GAGGAATATCATGGGTTCGACTGATGGTTGGAATGGGGTTTCTGTTTTCGGTCGTGGCCGTGTCGTGTGGGATACTGCTGGGTTCCAGTTCCTTGCCGTGTCTTTGACTAGTGGGACCGTGTTGGCGGAGTTTCCGGACTTGCAGGTTTCCAAGCTTTCGTATCGTTTCGAAGAGATTACGAGTGAGACGATGATGCTTCCGTGGCGGAATATCCCGTCCAATTGGGGTGAGGCTACGGTCCCGTATGGTACGGCGATTCTCCTGGTTCGTGGTTCGACGGTATTGTGGGGCGGGATCGTGGTGAAACGGGAACGGACTTTGCAGGGTGAGGGATTGTCTCTTACCGTGACGACTGTTGAACATTATTTCGATAGCGTGTATGTGAAGGATCATACGTATTCGAATCGTGACCAGTGTGAGATTGTGAGCGATCTTGTGTCGAGTACGCTTAAGGATCACCGGTTCATGCTTTCGATAGAGGCGTTACCAAGTGCTGTTCGCCGTGATAGGACGTATGAGGAGTCTTCTGATAAGACGTTGTTGAGCGTTCTTCAGGAGTTGTCGAACGTGCAGAATGGGCCGGAATGGTGTACGTCATGGCGGAACGTTGATGGCGGGTATACGCCGGTTTTGACGGTTGCGGATAGGATAGGTTCCGTTGCACCGGTTACGACGTTTGATGAGAGCGTGATGACATCTTTCAAGATCGTGGAAGATTATACGAGTGGTTATGGGGCGAACATGGTGTGGGCGGTCGGGAGTACGTCCGGTGAAGACCAGTTGCGTTCCGATACGATGGTGGCCGATCAGTCTTATCGGCCCGTTGTGGAGCATGTGGTCCGTCCGTCGTCGAGCATTACGAGGAAGGAGACTTTGAATGCTCATGCTTCGTCCGCGTTACGGCAGTTGCGGGATGGTACGAATACCATGAGCATGACGTTGAGTTTGTTGGCCGCTCCGATCGTTTACGAGGAGTGGCGGCCTGGGGATGTCGTCGCGTGGACTGTCACCGATGATGATGGTCGTTTCACTGGTTTCGACCATGGCGAGGCGCGTATCGTCGGTTATGACATTGATTTCAGTGGCGTGTGGACTATTACGCCCACGTTACGATAGGAGGTTCTGATGCAAGGTAAGTTCAGGTTTTCGTTGGATGGTGTGGATGCTACCGCCCGTCAGTTCAAGGATGTTCACCGTCGGTTGGAGGAATTGTTTTCGAGTGTCGGTAAGAGTGTTAGCAGGTTGGGTAGGCGTGTTACCGATGTCGAGAAGGATTTTAAATCGTTGGTTACCGAGCAGAGTCAGGCTGACGCCGGTGAGTCGAATGCGGTGGTGGTGCCGGCGCATGGTGGTACCGGCGTGCGGAACGCGTCCGAGAACACGCTTTCGTTGACGCCTCGGAAGCCGGTTTATTGTCTTTATGATGGCACGTTGGGGGTTGACTGTTCGTCGGTGTATTCGGTGGCGAATGCCACTGATGCTGACGAGTTCGTCCCGGTTGATGCTCTCCGTCAGGTGGGATGGCGGGTGTATTGGTTGAAGGATGATCTGAATCTGAAGCTTGATGACGCGCAGCCTGTCGTCGGCTTGATTGCGGAAGATTTGGATAATGCCGGGCTTGGTTTTTTCTGCGAGTATGATGCCGACGGGAATCCGACGGGTGTTGATTATCCGAGGTTGAGTGTGGCTGCTTTACGGTTGGCTCAGGAGGCTATGGATGAGGTTGATGGGCTTAGGGTTGAGGTTGCCCGGCTATCTTCCTTGGTAGGTAAAATGGGTGTGTCCACGTCTGAATGATTGATTGTGAGGAATGATTTATGAGTGATATTGTGTTGCATCCTTTGACCGCTTTGAACGGTTCGCCGACGTATACTGCTGATGATTATCGGCATGTTGTCAATCCGTTCCTGTTCCCGTCTGATGGTTCCGCTTTTGGTGGCGTTCAGGGTGTCCGGTATGGTAGTCCCAGCCCGTTGGCGACTATCGACGGGTTGACTGTCACCGTCAAGCCTCATTGCGGTACCGTACGCCCGTGGGATGTGACTGGCTCGTACACTTATTCGATGGCGGAGCCTATGACTGTGAAGGTGCCTGATTCGGAGGGGGATTACAAGATCGTGGTCACCGCCTATGATCCGAGTTTGTCTCATGGTGAGACTCCGGGCGCTTGGTTGCAGTCGTGGGATGCTAGTACACCCAACGCGCAGATCAATGGTTTGGTCATCGCTAGGGTTACGGCTGG